GCAGGCACAACAGAGGTACATGGACTGGGGTGAGTTCGTAGTTAAAGTAGGGGATGAGTCCACACTTCCGGGTTCACATGCTGGTTTCCAAGTGTCCACATACAGGGGCATTCCAGTAATCGTAGACCCAGATGCACCGACTTCTTTCACTGCTGCTGACGCAGAACTTGGTTCAAACGTGTATGTGCTGGATACAAGGTATCTGGAACTCGCTGTTGCTGCTCCTACGCAGTACATCGACAACAGGGACTTTTTCCAAGCCAACGCTTTCGTACTGAGAGGCTTGTTCTACACCATTGGTGAACTACGAGCACTCAGGATGGACGCTCACGCGAAGATCACAGACCTGAACGCTTAGTCGTACAAATAGGGGTGAGGGGACTTGAGGACTAGTCCCTTCACCTCGCCTAGTTTTTTCTTGTCGTAAGTATCTGAGGGAAACCTTAGAGAGGTTGGTATAGGTGGAAGCGGCAGGAGAAGGAGTATTTAGATAATGGCAACATTTACAACAACAATAATTCATGAATCTGTTTTCGGTAACAAGAGAATAGTCACTGCCGACATAGTCGCAGCAGGAAGTGCTGTAGCTACAGGTGATGCTTATGCTCCATCTGTTCTAGGTCTTAGAGGCTTCGACATCGTTCTTTGTGGAAATCCTGTGACTCTTAGCAGTACTGGAACTGCAACTACGGCTGGAGATACTGGATACGGTATTACATATGACTACGTGAATGAGAAATTTGTGTATACACGGGATGCTGGAAGTGCAGGACCGTCTACTACAACAACGGCAAACGTAGCTGATACCAAGTTTAGGATTATGGCAGTAGGCTTCTAGTTTTTTTAAAAATTGAATATTAGTTGGTGGTACGAGTCAGCTCGACTACTTAAATGAAAGGTTTTTTAACCACATTGAAAGTGGGGTAGTCAAGTTGGCTGCCCCATTTTGTGTTTAAGAGGTACTTTAGTGGCAAGAAGGAATTGGACTAAATGTAAATGTGGTGCAAAACTTCGTATTAAAAGCGGAGAGAAACAATGTCTTGTTTGTAGAAATAAGGCAAGGAAGGAGAAGGTAAGGTAATGGAGAATTTGAGATATTTTATCGGCAAGATCAGACCCCAAATATTTTTGGCTTTGTGTATCTTGGGCACGGTAGCGGTTTTAGGGATTCGGGCAGATTTGAATGAAATAGCTGTTGGATGTATCGCTGGAATAATCGCTTTGGCTAAAGATGTTTTACAAAGTGATTCTGGACCTACTAATGGTTCTGGAGACGGCGGTGCCGCCTAAAATTCGGAGGACACTGTGCTAAACACTGTGAAAAGGTTTTTAAGAAAGCCATTACCTAGTTTTAGAATTAAGTTACCAAAAATGAGAACTAGGTTTCGCAAGCCTAGGATTAGTTTTCCTAATATAACTATCCCTTTCAAAGGGATAGGAGTAGTGCTGGGATCTATAAATACTATTATATTGGTACTTGTTGGTGTTATTGGTTTAACAGTTTCTTTCATAAATCAGAATCAGATTGGTAATCTTATTCATTGGCTGTCTCCAGTTTTGCCATTTAAGTTGAGTAACATACTCTGGACAGGAGCATGGATTAATGTAACTGATCAGTTTATTTTCGATAACATTATGGCTGCACAGTCGAATTTTGTTGCAACTATAACTGTTTCTACAGCTTTAATTGTTCTTGGTTTTATGCTACATGTAGCTAACTTTGGTACATGGTGGAGAGCTTTCAAAGCTGCTCCGATGGCAGTTATTAAGTCCCCTATTACATTCTATAGAAAAACAACTATATGGAGAGACTGGATATTTGCAAAGATCGAATATTTAAATAGCGAATCAGAGAAATGGAAACGAGCGTTTAATATCGTAAAGTCTCCATATAGTTTCTTGAGAATGATGGGCCTGAGTCCTCAAATGGCTATCGGGTTGTTAGCGGTTGGAGGTACCGCTGGTACTGGTGTAGTGGTTAATGAAACGGTTCTTGCTGATCGCTCATTTTCAAATGGAGACTCAGGTATATATGCTGCACCTGCACAGAATCCTTCTCCTACACTTGAACAGGAGATGGCTTGGAGGAAGGAGAACAAGGGCGATAACACGTTAAGGATTGTTCTTGGTTCTACACCTGTCAGGGAAATAAAAATTGAGAACGTCAGCGTTGGTACTGTGTATTCAAATTCCACTGTTCCCTCGTCAGCATACACTCCTGCTAGTGGCGATGCTGCAACATCTACTCCTGTTCTAATTGGTGGCACTGTGATAAGCGGAGGGACGAGTACATACTTAGAGATAGGTGAGTTGATACTTGAGAAAAGTCGTTGTACTTATCTGTCTTTTGATAATACAACAGCCCATACAATCAATGTAATTGGTAACGCTTCAGATGGTCAGAGTATTAATCAAACACCCGGAACCTCTAGGATGCGGGCGATTGGTGGAGGACACCATCAGGCAGAAGCTATGGTAACAAGTGGTGGTTCCTATGACAGGATACATATCGATGCACCAACTACTGCGGTCAATGGAAAAATTGGTAAGCTAACCCTTTCAAATCTATACACAGAAGGTGGAGCCTGCGTGTTCGACAGGATGAAGATAGGCACACTTACAATTGAACTGAACGAAATCGGTGCAGGAGATGGATTCGCAACCAAGGAATTTAAAATTAATCAGAGTGTTACCGCAGCTAATTGGAATGTAAGTGACAATGTTGAAGTCACTATAACAGCACCTGCTGAGACTCTGACAAATGAATAGAGTGATGGAAGATGAGGTTATCAAATCCTTTTAAAGAAGTGGAGACATCAACCTGGGGTTGTCTGATACAACTTGTAATTTTTATTGCAATATTGTTAGCGATATCGGGTTTAGTGATAATATTTATTAGATGACGAAAACAAAAAGAGTTTGTGACACATGTCAATGGATAGAGAAGGAGAAGATACGGAACAAGGGGGACCGCAACTCAGGGGAAATATCCCTAGCTCTGTACGAAGCATTGCAAAACCACCGGATACAGTTTCACAACGGAAAAGCACAATGAACTTTGGAACATTAAGACCACAAATATTAGTAGCTATACTATGTGCTACTATTTTCAGTATTTTTGCTTTATGGATGGGCTACAAAATGGAAGCTACGGAGATAGTTACTGCCGTCATTGGTGGCATATTCGGCTTCTTGGGTGGCGTATCTCTAAAAGTACTGGAGAATGAATAGAAAGACATGGTCATGATTGACGCAAAGCTGACTGATAAAGAAATTGCAATCGTATGGAACCGTGATGTTTCCGATTTAGATTATGTCCGGCAGTCACTCGTCATGTGCAATAGCCGCTCCCGCCCAATTGGAGTCAGTCAAGGATGGATACGGGTCGGATACGCGGTGCTGAAACCAGATGCCGAGCCAGATTACAGATATCCTGGACTTTCTTACTGGGACCGACGACTTTTCTGGGTAAAGGATTATGATCCATATCCTGAAGACTGTCCTACAGAAGCAATAGACCCAAGCACTATTCATGCTGGGCATGTACCGGAACAGACTGAAAGATGCTGGGGAATACATCACCAGGGAAGACTGCTGTACTTCGGCGGTCGCCCATGAAGATACTGGAAAATGAATAGGAGAACATTATGTTTGCAGCACTAAAGATGGCAATGAAATATTCAGCAGCCTTGCCGGTTGCGATAGAGCTCATTGAGGAGATCCACAAAGCGATGAGAGATGACGGATCGATCTCACGAAAAGAGAGATCTAAACTGATGAGCAAGTTCTGGAAACTTGTTGGAGTTGTGCAGGCCCCTCACAAGAAATCTGCACCGGTTGTAAAAACCGCCAACACCGTCCAGAAGAAAGCGACCTAGGCACGAATTGAACCTCATTCCCTAGCTAAGGGCGTTCTGTGAGCTCCGTAGAGCGATTTAAATAAAGTAATCTATGTGTTGGTATTACTTGTCCTGGGAATTACAACACCCTTATATAGAGCGGGGTCGTGTTCCCCATCCATGCGCCGATAACATTGTATTCAAACCACTCAACAGCCATTTCGTGAGGATCTTCGCCGTCTTCAATATCATCGGCAAATTGTTTCGTGAAAATTTCAATAACTTTATCCATGTCATAACAGACTGAGGGTTCCATCCCGAATCGGTAGGCAATACCTATGATCGCATCTTCAAAATCTTTTGGATCTGATCCGAGTAACAACATCTTCTCATCAGTCTCATATGCATACTCATCGATCTGTTCGAGCTTGTTCATTTATACCTCTTAATTATTTTCTACGGAAAGGAGTTCCCTTTCTTGAGAAGGTGAGGTCGTTCACCTTTATTTCCCTTCCGTTCTTTAGTTTCCTTGTTCTCTTCGTATGGCCTTCCGGTGGCATACTACTGTGTTCTCTTTCAAACCCGCAGTATTTACATGTCCCGTTTGGATACGGAAGACGGTCAATTCCGTTAGGGGTTTCGATCATGAAATGATGATTCTTATCTGGAACACAATTCTTGAACATTTAACCCTCAAAGTCATGGTACATTTGAGATCCAACGTTAGGCCAACTGATTTTACATTTTGTACATTGAGCCATCATGGGCATCTCGGTCCGTATCCAATATCCTCCGACTTCCTCTTGGTGAAGTTTCCATGAAATACGTTTAGGTAAATGGGCATCTTCTTCATGGTTACAGTGATAACTATTAAGTTTGTACTTACATTTATTCACACCTCACTCACCTCCAT